TGGTGGACGTGGCACTGGTACCGGCGGACGCGGCACTGGTGGACGTGGCACTGGTACCGGCGGACGCGGCACTGGTGGACGTGGCACTGGCAGTCGCGACGGACCACCCGCCCGGGGCGGGCTAGGCAACCGGCGACGGCGCAACGGACCGCGCCTTGCATTACGTCCAAGACGCCGCGTTGCTCCAGGCCCTTCAACGGCGCCACCCATGGCCCCCGCATTGACAACAAACACCTTCTGGACACCGTCGGCATCCGATCCTGACTCCGCCCCAGGTTCATCACCCCCGGAGGTCGCCTCCCTGGCCAGCTCTACCACTTTAAAGCCCGTCGCAACCAGGTCGAAACCGCCGGCCTTTTTGTCGCCTTTGCCGTCGGGCTTATCGTCGTCGCCATCACCGTCGGCATCGGTTGACTTACCCTTGAAAGCCGCCACCGCCTTGAGTCCGGTTTCCACCAGCGACAGCGCTTTGCCCGTCTTGCCCTTGGGCGCTGCATCTTTTTTGCCGTCGCCGTCGCTGTCTCCATCCTTGGCGTTGGTCACAAAGACCTTCTGCACTTCGCCTGATTTGCCGCCGCCCAACGAACCGCGCGCCAGGTTGAACAACCCTTTCGCCATTTTGAAAGAGCTGAAGGCGCTTTTGAGCGCGATCAACCCACCACCGACCGCCACGATGCCCGTCACCACCCCGGGCGTACTGTCAGACAGCGCGGTAATGCCCTTAGTGACTGTGGTCAACGTCTCGGCCACGGTATCGGTCACAGGGCGCAGCGCGTCCCCCACGCTGCGCATGGCGTCATCCATCGACTGAGCCATTTCCGCCCATTTCTGCGACGACGACTCGCGCCGTTCGCTGAGGTTTTTGTCGAGGATCCCCGTGGCATCGCGTGAATCGTTTTTGAGTTGGCTGTACAGGGCCTTGTTCTGCATGTAGGCCGACAGCGCAGCCTTGACCTGCATATCGGCGAACAAGTCGCCGGTGCGCAATGACTCCTCCAGCGAGGCCATCATGGCCTTGGCTTTCTCCGGATCCGATTCCTTGCTGATCTTCGCCGTCGCCTCGGCCATCGCTGCCGCGCGTTTCGGATCGGTGGCCTGAATGTATTTCTGAGCCAGCGCCATGCTGGTTTCCAGCGTGGACATACCGTTTTGCAAACCGGTCTGCATCGAGCCCTTGTAGTCGATGCCAGCCTTTTTATAGGCCTGGACCGTGTCGGTCGAGCCGATCTTGCCCATCCAGTTTTTCAGGTTGTTGGCTGCTTCATCGGCGCCGCCGGCACTCTTCATCTGCACTTGCAGCATGGCACCCAACTGCGTCACCGCATCCATGCCAGTGATGCCCAGACTGCCCATGTTGGCCAACAATTCAGGGAACCACTTGGCCATGTCGGCCGCTTCAAAGCTGCCCGCCTGCCCTTGATAGGCAATGGCCTCCAGCGCCTGCTGCATCTGTTTGGGGTCGGTGATCTTGGCGTTTTGCCCCAGCGCGTTAATCATCTTCGCCGTGTCAACACCGCTCGACCCCTGCCCCACGACAAATTTGGCCGCGACCGGCGCGTACTCCAGCGCCTTGCTCAACTCCATACCGGCGCCAACCAACTGGTTGACCACATCGGCCACGTCATTACGCGCCATGCCGGTATCGCGTGAAGTGTCGATGATCTTGCGCAACATCTCCTGTTCTTGTGGCTTGTTGGCAATGCCGGCCTTGATCGCGATGTCCCGAACAATGGCCCCAAAGTCCGCGCTAACCTTGGTCGGCACCACCAAGGCGCCGACACCCACAACTGCTGCACCGACCGCGCCTTTCATACCGGCCTTGCCAGCATCCAGTTGCTGATAACCTTTGGCCTTGAACTCGGCCTTTTTCGCGGCCTGGCCCAGCGACCGATATGCCTTGTCCAACCGACCGACCTCGACGCCCTGCTTTTTCAAGCTGTCGAGGTTGGAGTTCAGCCGACCCAGTAACTTGGACGCCCCAGCAGCGCCGCTGTCGTGGGCCTTTTTCCATTCATCGCGCAGGCGAATGGTGTCGCCAATGGTGCGCTGCAGCACGCGCGCCTTGTTGCCTTCCACTTCGAGGCGCTTGATCCGCCCCGTCACATCTTTGAAGGCAGCGCCGACCGTCGAACTGACGGCGCCGCCGATCACCAGCCCGAGGGCGATCTTGTTCGCCATATCCTGGCTCCCAGTTGCACAGCATTACCGGTAGCGGCTCAATCCGTGAGCCACCACACCATCTCGGCAAATGGCATCGTCTGAATGTCGGCAGCGGAAAATCCGGTCTCCGCCGCCAGACGTTTCGCCACCATTTTCATGACGCGGGGATCAAACCCCGTCATCGTGCACCAGGCGAAAATAGCCGGCCTGCAAACGGTAGTAGTCCACCAGTTTCAGGCCCTCCAGATCTGCAATGCCGGCACCGGTTAACTCAGCGAACAAGGTCAGTTCGCGCTGTTCAGCGTTGCCATTGGCCGCACGATCTGCTGCCCGTACTTCGCGCACTGTAGGAGAACGCAGGTTCAACGTATCGACCTGCACCGACTTGACCTCGGTCGGGCACGACAGCGTCACCAGCACGTTGTCCGCGGTCACCGACAGCCAGGCCGGGAGCAACGTCGGATCGGTGAGTTGTGGCACCAGCCGCGAATAGCCTTCCTGCAACCGGTGGTAATCCAACAGTTTCAGGCCTTCAAGATCCTTGAGACCCACCTCCGTCAGACCGGCAAACAACATCAACTCGCGTTGTTCGGCATCACCTTGGGCCGCCCGGTCGGCTGCTCGCTCATCGCGCAAGGTCGGAGAACGCAGGGTCACCTTATCGACCTTCACCCCGTTGGCTTCACTGGGACGTGAAAGGGTCACGACGGCGTGTTCAGCGGTGACCAACAGCCAGGACGGCAACACTTTTTCAGCTTGAATCATCATCTGAATCTATTCCCTTAAAGGCCGAGCGCGGCGCGCACGTCGGCGAGTTGGTCTTTGCCGTCAATCACTTGAATGCCGGCGACCATGTCGATTTCGTACATGAGGCGACCGTCGATTTCGAGCTTGTAGTAAGTGACCGCAATCGCGTGTTTGATTTCTGCCGGATCACCGGCTTTCCAATCACCGAGGTCGATCTCTTTGAGCCGGCCGCGCAGGGTGGCAACCACCGCCGTTACCGCCCCTTTTTGCCCCTTGAAGGCGCCACGGAAAGACGCATTGAATGCCGTGCCATCGGCCAGGCCGAAGTACTTCAGCGACTCACGGCGCACTCCCTTGGTGACAAAGGAGGCCTCCATTTTTTCCAGCCCCTGATCCATCTCGATGGAACCGGCCATGCCGCCACCGCGATATTCGTCAGTCTTGCTGGTCAGCTTGGGCAGGGTCAGACTCGGCACGTCGCCGGCAAAGCTGATCCCGTCAACAAACAGGTTCGTGTTAAACAAAGTTTGAGGAATCATTGGCTAAGCCCCCTTAGGCTGCTTCAAGAACTTCGGTCATCCATTGATCGGTGACTTCGAATAGGAAATTCGGGTTTTCTGCCGGCGGCACGTCGGTGAAACGAATGCGCCAATAGACTTTGCCCTGGGCGATTTGGCTGGCCGTGTTCAGTTCGGTGTCCGGGAACACCTCGAAGTTGATCACCGCGCCTTCGGCCTTCAGGTCGCGCATGAACGCTTCCAGACCGTCAGTCACATCCTTGATGTAGGTCTTGGTGATCGAGCGGTCAACGGCCCACTTGTGACCGGCCTGCACCGCATCCATGAGGATGAACAACGTGCGAACGCGGGTGACGAACGCCCATTTCGGATCGCTCGACAGCGTGCGGTTACCCCACAGGCGGTAACCGTCGTCCCGAATGATCGTCGCGATATTCGCGTTGTTCAGCAGGTTGGCCCGGCACGTTTCGTCGCCGTCCAGGTACTCGACGGCTCGGGTCGTGCCGGTGATACCGACGAACTCCTTGTTCGACGGCGACGCCCAAAAACCATAGGTCGCATCGGTCCAGGCGAACAAGCCTGCTGCCCAAGCCGAGCCCGGCGCATCGACTGTCTTACTGGTGCCGGTGTCCCAGTACTGCACGCCCGGGTCGACCATGAACAGGTTGCGACTGCCGAAGTTTTCGGCGTAGGCCATGGCAACCTCATCGGTAGTGCCCGGCCCATCGATGATGCCGATGGCCCGCAGCTTCTGCGCCAGGCTATCGAGCGCCGTGGCCACAGCCTGAGTGGCGGTATGCCCTGGAGCGATCAACAGCCGCGGCTGCGCGTTGAACAGGCTTTTGCCATCGAGCAAGGCCTGCAGGCCGGTCCGCTGACCCGAGGCCAATACCCCGCCGATGATCGCCGAGGTCTGAAGTGCAACGTCTTCCAGCTTGGGTACGCCGATGGCAACAATCACCGCTTTGGCTTTGCTGTAGATCGCCTGGCAGGCTTTGGTGATCGCCGCATCGGCGCCGAAGGCAGCAATGGCTTCGCGTTCGGTGGTGATCAGCTTCAGCTCGCCGGCCTTTGCGGTGCCGCCACCGAGGACGCCTGGGGTGAAGGTGTCGCACAGCCCGATGATGGACGACGACGGCAACGAGATAGTGCGTGCACCGGTATCGACCGAGGTGGTGGTGACGCCGTGAAAGAAACCACTCATAAAGTCAAACTCCAAAAAGCAAAAGACCGCGCTCGGCGCGGCCCTCTGCACAAACAAAAACGCCCCGACGATGCGGGGCGCTCAAGGCGGTTTAATCAGGGGTTAGGCAGCGTTGCCAACCCCGGCGATGCTTTCGCGGATGTCCGCGATCGCGGTATCAGCCAGCGCCTCGGCGGCGTCGTGACTGACGGCCTTGAGCACCCGTTGCTTGCCCTTCAGTCGGGCCGCGCGGATCGCATACAGCGCCGCCTGCCAGGCATCGGCCTCGGCAATGATGCTGTCGGCCGCCGCTTGCGGCTCCAGCTCGGCCGCGTCGGCCCAGGACTGCACCGAGGGCGGCATGTCGCCGGCGTAACTATCAGCGGCAAAGGCCTTGGCCTCGATCGCCGCGCGCTCGTATTCCAGGGCGCGCAACGGGTCGCCCAGCACGGCTACGCGCGCCGCATCTGCCGCTTCGTCAATTTGCTGCGCCGCGACCATCAACGCCGCCGCCAAGGGCAGGCCGGAGAATACAAAGCCAATCAAGGATTGGCCGTTAAAAATCACGTTCAGATTTTGCTTTTGCATGGTGTGGACTCCAGGCGATCGCCGATTAAAGCGATGGCAAGCTAGTGAGAATGTTGTTCAGGGTCTTCGGATCGGTGCCTGCTGGAACGCTGCTGATGTACTTGCCGGCCATATCGCCCGGGAAGGTGACGGCGGAGCAACCCAACACAACGGCCGAGGCCGCCGTGCCCACCAGCGCGCCATAGAAGTCGGCGGCCTTGGTCACTACCAGCGCTTCCAGCATGACGCCGATCAATGGCGGCAAAGACGAACCGGAGTTGGTCTTGATAAACGAGTTCAAGCGGGTCGTGACCGGTGCCGGCACAACGCCCGCGACCGAAGGCAGCTCGATGTTGCAGCTTCTGATTTCCACATTGCTGCCCATGCCGTACAGCAGAAGGCCGCCCAGCGCCGTGATCGTGTTGTCATTGGTCGAATAGTATTTCGGCTTCAACTTCGGCGTAATGCCCGACGTCACAGCGTTGTAGCCGTAGATTTCCAGGTAGGAACAGGCCACCGACACAGGACTGTCAAAGACGTAGTCATTGTTCAACATCACCACGCACCAGCCATTTGTTGGCGTAGAGGCAATGGCCTTATCGATCGTTTTAAATGGCGTCTCCTTGACGTTACCGGCGTTGGTATCGGCGCCCGTTAGTTGATCGACAAACCAGATTTTTTTGCCGGCCGGCACCGCAGCGATCGCCGCGTTTACTGCCAGCGTGATTTCGTTTTTCTTACCGGTGTAGACGGCGACCAATGCATTGCTTGCCGATACGAGATCGGCGATTTGCGATTCGAGACTCATGGGGCTCAAACTCCAAGGGTGATTTTAGAGAAAAGGGTTTGCAGGGAAATCACTGCGGTAGCGTTAGCGGCGATGGCGGTCAGCAGGCCATCGCGGTCAGTGTCCTGACGCAGCTCGACAACCCGCATCCGCTCCATCAAGTTCGCGATTTGCTGACCTTCCATCTGATGCAGCTTTTCCTGACTGTCGAGCGCGTCCTGCTGCTTCTGATCGCGCAATATGCCGGCAATACTGGCCGTTGCCAGCGCGGCCAGCTCGGCCGACAGCGTCAAGTTCAAGCCCGCCCCGGTCGAGGTGATGGTGACGCTATTGGCCGGCAAGGCCGTCAGCGACAGGTCGTAGGCCAGCAGCAATTCGGCGTTAGCCGACTTGTAGGTTAGCGCCTCAGTGGGATGCGACCAGACCGCCAGCAGCGTACCGTCCGACAGCAGAAAGCCCACCTCACGGACCCAATAGGCCTTGGCGTCGTCGGCCACCGCCGTGACGTGAATCAGGGTGTCACTCAGGCGTTGGCCATCAGAAATGGCGACTTTCGCCACCTGGGCTCGCAAAGCGGTCTGCGTGTTGGCCGGGGTATAGCCACTGGCGCCCACCACGATGTGCGTGATTTCGGCCGCCACACCAGTGTTGTCCGCGCGCCAAATGGCGGCCAGCCCGGCCTTGGTGATCAGGGGTTGTAACGGGGTACTCATACGAGGATGGCCTCCATAGTGACGCGCACAACGATACGGGTGCGGTGCGCGTTAGCGACCGCAAAGCCCTGCTCTGCTTGAATGGGAACGCCCAAAAGCTCGGCGCTTTGATGAATGACACAGCGGACACTGGATGCGTTGGCCAGCCCCAGGGCTTGCTCGGCGGTGTCCATCGGCACGCCTTGTGCCTCCAGTGTCCGGCGGTCCAGCTGTCGTATCTGACTGGCATTGGCCAAGCGCAAACCACCGTCAAACCGCGCGCCGACCTTGAGCGTGTAGTGACTGCGTTCGTTCTTCGTTGCATCGACCAGGGCGCGCAGACGCTCGAACAGTTGCGGGGACAGAATCGACCCTTCGCCGCCCCGGTTGTCGTTGGCCCATGCGATCAACTGAAAGGTGTACGGCACCGCGCCCGGGATTTGCGTCCACTCCTTGAACTCGGCTTTCACCCCGACCGCTTTCAGCACGCGGCGCACCGCACCGACCGTGCCCTTTCGCTTGTGAACCGGAATCGACTCGCGAATCAGCGCGCGTTGCTGCACTTCGGTTTCGGCGGCCTCCCAGCCTTCGACCGACATGGCCCAGGCCAACCACGGCAAAAAGTCCACCGGACACCGCGCAGAGTCGGCCACGCCCCGGATAATTTCCGGGTCGATTCCCAAGTCACAAGCCGTGGCCAGCGCACGCTCCAGCGGCGTGCTGTTCAGCGGTAATAGCCTGCTCATGGGACAACCGCCCCAGTGACCTTGATAGCGGTGCAGTTCGGGTAATGCCGCTTATCGCAAATCACATCCGCGGTGGGCTGCGTCAGCACCACCCGGCGCACGCCCGAAACGTGCAAGGCGGCGTAGATCGCCGACAGCGACATTTCCCCCTCTAACTCCCGTGCCGCCGCCACCGCTGTCGCCAAGGCCGCATTGGCCACCGCCAGCACCACCACCGAGGATGGTCCGTCTAGAATCTCCAGTGCGGCGTCGATGCTGAAGTTGGTCGGCTGCCCAAGCTGGCTGCGCGGCCGGTCCGTGATCGGCCGCACATCCTCCGCCGATAGTGCCGCTTGCACCGTTGCCACCAGGGCCGTCGGCTCCACGGTGCTTTCAAGTGTCGGCAGCACCGCCAACGACACATCGCCCGGCAATGGATTGCTCAGGCCGGCCGCGTAATCGCATACCAGCACAATCGCCCCGGCGGGCAACTGATCGCGCAGCGCCTGGCTAATATCTGCCGCCTTGAAAGTTGGGGAGTCCACCGAGACATTGGCCACATTGGCCGACGCGCTCAGGCCGTGAAACTCATACGCACCGCGACTGCCCGCCACCGACAGGCCTTCAAGTGAAAGCTGAGTGCGGTACAACAGCGCATCGTCCTTTTCCATCACCTTCGGGATCGGCGGAATCGCGTCAGGGTCGGCTTCGGTGATCGTTAACCGCTCGACACCGTAGTCAGCGGCGCGGTTATCCAGATCCGCGCCCCGCGCATAGGCCAATAAACTAGCCTTTGCCGCGTCGTTGATTCGCGCCCGACTCATCAGCTTCTGAAAGGCCGCCACCTCCAGCAGCTTGACCACAGGGTCGGACTCAAGCAATGCCGTCCAGTTATCGCCCATCTGAAACCGAAAATCGGCCAGAACCTCCTGATAGATGTCTTCAAAGTCCAGCCGCTCCAGCACATCCGGCGCCGGCAACGCCGACAGGTTGACGACGCTCATACACTCACCTCCAGCAAGACACCTTCGCCGACGTATTCACCGCTAATTTGCAGATTGATTGCCCCATTCAGAACGGACAGCACGCGCACGCGCTCCAGCCGCAAGCGCGGCTCCCAGCGTCCCAACGCCCTGGCCACCTCGGCCTGTACCGCACTTTTCCAACCTTCGTTAACCGGCATGTCCACAAAGCGCCGGATCGTACTGCCGTACTCCGGCCGGTATCGGCGACTTCCCAGCGGCGTGCCCAAGATGTCCGCAATGGACTGCCGCAGATGCTCGATTCCGGAAATGAGCAGGCCTGTATGGCGGTCCATTCCAATCATCTAAATCAATCCTTCAGCGGTTGGAACTCTGCGTTGGCCCTCAGGAAGCTGACGGCTTGGGTATCGGAGGCCAGGACCTGTACGACGCCCTTGGCGACCGACAACGTTCGGTCGCTACGGGGAATGATCAGGGTGCGCGAGGTGTACACCAGGTCGCTGAAAGTCAGTTGCGGATCCGTCACTGGCTCGGCGACCGCCGGCACCTCGGCGACAGGAATTTCGAACTTGGCCATGTTTTTCTCCAGGCATGAAAAAGCCCGCAATCGGCGGGCTGTCGTGGGTTGAAATTAATGCGTGTGATGGTTGCTGTTACCGCCGGCATCAATGATCGCGCCGGCACTGGTGATGCCCTTCGTGACGTGTAAGGCGCCGTCGATGGTCACCGCCGCTTTCAGGTTGATGTTCCCGGTGGTCACGTTGACGGCGCTGTCCGTTACGACCACCTCCGTGCTGGCGACTTTGATGGTCACCGTGCCGCTCGGCAGGCTGATGCTGTAGCTCTTGGCCACCCAGTCGTAGATCAGCGAGCCGCCATCATCAAAGCGCCAAACCTCGACATGATCGCGGTTATCCGGTGGTGGGCCGGCATTGCCATACAAGCCAGGGATGAACGTGCCTTGTGCCACGTCACCGCTGGCACTGACCAAAGTGCCCTGCTCGCCGATGGACGGCGCCCGCCAGTGCCTGGCCTTGCCGGCGGCGAGGCTGTGCCAGCGCACCCAGGCACTGATCCACTCGCCATCCGAGACGCGGCACACCGGCGGTGAGGCGCTCAGATCGACCGCCACCACATAACACCCCTTGACCACCCCCGCTAACATGCGGTCATGCTGGGCGACTGCGTAGCCGCTCACATGCCCTCCACCGGAACAAAGTCCTCTTTGACATCGTCGTTGAAACCGACCCAAAGTGAGCCAGGGGGCTGATCAGGCCAAGGCCACTCTTCAACGCCCAAGTACACCTGCTGAGTCCATTCCACCAGCCAGACGGTGTAGCCATCCAATGCCGGCTGGGTCCAATCCTGCAGGGCCTGAACGAATTCCGCCGGCTCGACCTCCAGCCCCCAGGTTTGTGCCCGCAGTATCACGGCGAGCTGGGTAGCCAACTGCACCGCCTGCTGCTGATGAAGGGCCTGGATCGGGTCAACGATGATGCGTGCCTCGAACTTACAGACCAACGTTGTTTCGCCCGTACCGATGTCGGCCCCTGGTTCGATTTCCGCCAGCTCCAGAAACACTGCAGGTAACGCGATGCGGTCTTGTATGTTCGGCCAGGCACTCACGGTCTGAACCCCCGGCAGATGGGTCGACAAGTGTTGCTCGACCGCCTGGTAAAGCTGTTCCAGGCTAAAAGGTTCGTCAGACATTAAGCATTCCTCTTGAGGTACTTCTGCAGCTCGAAGTTGATTTCCTGTTTCAGGATCTCCAGCAGGCGTTCATCGGCCTTTCGCACCCAACTGTCGAAGTGCGGCCGCGCTTGCTCCAGAGACACTTTGGCCTTAGCCAGTGGAAAACGGCTGCCATTTTCCGCGACCCACCCCGAACTCGGCCCGCGCCCCGGTGACACCGTGCTGTCGGGAAAGTCGTCCGCATTGAAATGCTTGCTCGCAGTGCGAATCCAGATGTCAGCCTTGTTGCCGTAGACCTTCTTCAGGAACGCGCCCTGATAGCGCCGCCCCGCCACCGACACGCCGCTGCCGGTCTGCCGTGCTCGGCCGATCCGGCTGGACTCGATGGCATTCAAACCAAACCAGAGCTTGCCGCTCGTCGCCCCGCCGGAGACCGGGTAACTGCGCAACCGTTGACGCACCGCCGCGACGGCTATACGTTCCTGCCGACTGACAGCTCGCGCGATGTGCGTGCGCAACCACCCCAGTGTCTTGTTGATCGATCGACGCTGAGCGACGGCCGCCGCCTTGGGCACCCATTGGGCTAAGTCCTGAAACGCCTGGAGGTCTGCGGCCGAGGACTGGATGGAGATCATCCCGCCGCCGGCCGAGGGTTTGAAATGGCTACCGACGCTCATGGGCGCAACCTCAGGATCAAGGCGACCAGGCCGTCGCCGCTCGGCTCCAACTGCAGTAGGTCGTAATCACCGCCGCCATCCAAGGCAGGCAAATCGATGCTGACCAACAGCCCGCGTACAAGGCCCTGCGAATCACTGACGCGGATCTCGAACCGAGGCTCACGCAAGCCGGTATTGAGCTTGCCGAGCTTCGGTTGCAGCCAGGGCGCGGCAAACATGCCGAACACTGGTTCTTCGCGACCCTCGATCCGTGCGGTATCGCCCAGCGTTTCGAACACCACCGCGTCGACCTCGGTAATCAGATCGCGAAAACCCATGGTCAGAGCTCCAGCAGGATCTGCGCGAGTGGCCGGGTGCACAGGTGCAACGGGTTCGACTGGGCTTCACCGGCCATGCCTTTGTTGAACGGCAGCGGCTCAATCTTGCTGTAGTACGGCACACCTTCGGTGTTGACCGTTTCCATGTAGTCGGCCGGGGCAAACACCGAGATGTACAGGTCGGGGACGCCTTCGGGAATCAACAGCGCCTTGTCGTCATGGATGAAGGTCACCCCCGCGATTTTGCCGCGATAGCGTTCCCACACAATGCCACCGAACTCGAAACTTTCACGGGCATCGCCACGCAGAGCCGCCGCTTGCTGGCTGTTGAGGAATGTTTCCTTGACCGATTTGTGAACGACCAGCTTGTTCCAGAAGTTTTTGCCGCAGAGTGCCCGCGAGCCGCTGCTGGTGATATTGCCGAGCGCGTCCTCCTGCAGGTCCAGCGCTTCGCCGCATTTGACCCGCAGTTCGGTATCGGGGCTGTTCAGTCCCATGGACATTTTCTTGCGCGTCACGCCGAAAGTTTTGTAGATGTCCAGCAGCACCGTCGAGCCGTCGGCATCAAGGATTTGGCCATTGAGCGCGCCCATGCGCTGAAACTCGTGCGTGGCGTCGAGTTGACGACGGGCTTTGGCCAAGCGTTTGTTGACCACGTCCTGCACCGCCTGCAGCTCGGAACGTGAACCGAAGGCACGAATGCCCTGAATCTCGTCGGCCTTGATCGCAAAGCGCTGCGGCAAGTGCACAGTGTTGAACGGGATCATATTGCGCTTGGTGCCGCTGACCACCAGGCCGGACGTGCCGCGTTCGCCCGCTGGCACCAGTGCCAGGGTGTCGCCATCCTTTTCGATTTGCACCGTCAGGGTGGTGATGCCCTCTTCCTGAAACAGACCGAGGCTGCTGATGCGCCCCGGCAGGTATTCCTGCTCATTGATGGCGGCGGTCAGCGAGGAGACCGAAAACGCGTCATCGTTAAAGATTTCAATGTCAGCCATGTAGCTCTCTCCAGAAAGCAAAAAACCCGCACAGGGCGGGTTGAATAATCGAGGTGATCGGCTTAACGGACGATCAGAAAATGAGTCGCCAGGGCTTTTTCCGCTGCTGCATCGAGGCCGGTCAGGTGTACTTCGCTGACCTCGGCCAGTCGTACCACTGCGCGACCGCGACGGACCACATCCGATTGGCCCAATGGACCGTAGAGAATGGCGATCGCGTTTTCGCTGCCGTCTTCGGCGGTCGGGTTATAGGCGGCAAATTCACCGCTCGTGCTGACCAGACCGAGGATTTGCCCCGGCTCCAGCGCTGGCCCGGCCGCAACGTTGATGGCTTCGCGGGAAATGGTGCCGGCCGCTTCGGACAGGAGGAACTCGCCTGCGTGCATCGGCTCTCGTTGAATCGTCATCGTCTTGCTCCTGTAGCAGATTGAGGTTTACCGGTCTGCGCGGCTTGGCGGGCGGACCAGATCGAAGGCTGATCAATTTTTTTGGCCTGGACCTTGGTTGTCGGGTCATCGTCCAGCGGCAGGCTGTTGTCGATTTCAAAGCCCTTGCCACTGGTAACGATCTTGTCGAACAGACGCGCCCGCACTGCCGGAGCATCCAGACCCGCGGCGACGAACTCGGCACTGAACTCCGGCAAACGGGCCGCCACACACAGGTCATTCACCACCTTGGCGCGCGTCAGGCCGGCTTCGACCACCGCTTCACTTTCGAGCTGGGTCGAGCTGAGTAGCGGCGCGACCAGGTTACTGATCCCTGCCTCTGCGCAACGCTGAGTGATCATCAGGGCCAGCTTGGTCGAGTCGACCACTGGCGGTAGCAGTGGTGGGTCGTCAGGATCTAACTCCGAATCCGGCTCGGGTGGCTCGTCGAGCTGGGCCAGCAACTCAGCCGGCGCGTGCTGATAACGCTGCAGCACGCCACCCTGACCGAGGCAGGCCTTGACCTTGATGCCGTCGCCGACTTCATCGGCCAAGCCCAGTGCCACCGCTTCATTGGCCGTCAGCCAGGTTTCAGCGGCGACCAGCCGCCGCAGCTCGATCTCATCAATGTCCGGCGCCTTGGCCTTGTAGGCTGCGATGATCGCCTCCATCGTCTGATCGAGCACGTCAGCCACCTTGCGGAAGTCTTCGGCATCACCGGCCGCATAGGTCCATGGGTTATGGATCATCAGCATGGCGTTGGAGGCGATCACCACCTTATGCGCGCCACACACTGCCACGCTGGCGGCACTGGCGGCCAATGCATCCACCCGGCCGGTGCAGCGCTCACCCAAGCGTGACAGCGCGTTGTGCATGGCGAGACCATCGAACAGGTCGCCGCCGATGCTGTTGAACGCCGCGATCACTGGCGAGACGCCGTCGTCCATCGCGCGCAGATCCTGCACGAACTGATTGGCAGTGATGCCCCAGCCGCCGATTTCGCCGTAGACGAAGACTTCGATCACTCGTTCGGTGGCTTTGCCGCTGGCCTGCACCGCGTACCAGGTTTTGTCCTGCACCGGCACCTGCTTACCCGCCCGATTGTAAACGCGCGGCCGCGCTTTTTTGCTCATGGTTGCTCCTTGTCATCGTTGGTGACGACGGCGTCGAGAGTGTTGTAATTGAGACCAAGGGCCGTGGCCCGAGCCAGATCGGCGGCGTTCTCGGCATCGACCGTTTCCGCGTCGTAACCGGTGCGCAGGACCATCTCGCTGCGCGAGGCAAAGCCGGCTTGCACTTCCATCCGCCGGGCTTGTACGTCCTGCACCGGCTGGATGTAGGCCCACCCTTGTGGCACCCAACGGGTGCGCAGGTATTCACGGCGCCGCTGGGCGTAGTCGTCCAGCACCAGAACACCCGACAACACGGCCATGTCCATCCACGCGGCCCGCACCGGCCGGCATAGCTGGTGCACGTAGACGCTGAATTGCAGTTGCTCCAGACGGCGGCGGAACTCGTTGAGTAGCACGCGTAGCGCCCGGTCGTTGACCTCGCGCATGTCGCCGGTGAGGATCTCGTACGGCGTACCCGTTCCTGCCGCCGCAGCCATCAGCTGCTGTCGCATAAAGTCCGGGTAGTTGTTGCCGGCGTCCGGCGGCTTGGAGAACTCCACTTCTTCACCTGGCCCAAGCTCCTGCATGGTGCCGGGTTCGAGTGCGACCATTGGGGTGAAGCCGTCGCGGTCGAGATCCAAAAGCTGGCCGGTGACTGGATCCCGGGGCGTCTGCCCTGAGTCCGGTGCCGGACGACTGATGAAGCCGGCAAACAGGTTGGCCACCTCCTGCCGGAACAACACCGCGTCGTCGTAGTTGTCGAGACTGCGCAGGCGCTTGAGTACCGGCGACAAGCGCGGCACGCCGCGCAGTTGACCCGGCTCGACCGGCTCAAAGATGTGCAGCACCTGCGCGGCCGGCACCCGCACCAATTGGTTGTAACCGGCGTTCAGCGACGACACATCGCGCGGATGCGACAGGTACATCCAGTACGCCACCCGCTTGCCACTGGGGGTGAACTCGATGCCGGCGCGGATGATGTTGCCGTTTTTGGTGGTCTCGAATTTGTCGTGCGGGACAAATTCCGGCGCCAGTGCCTGAATCTGCAACGGCACCGCCAGACCTTCGTCCAGGCTGCGCGGTCGTAGGCGAACAAAACATTCGCCGGCGGTTTCGACGGTGCGGGCGATCAACGCCTGCTGACCATAAAAGTCAGTGCGCTCATCAGCGTCCGACTCATCCACCCAGTCGTCCCACAGCTCCTGCAAGAATTTACGCAGCTCATCATCGTCGGTTTTCGGACGCGGGGTGATGCCCGTGCCGATCAAGTTGCTGACGCGCTTGTCGATCACGTTGTAGGCATACGGGTCGTTGCGAACCGCTGCCCGCGAACGCGAACGCAGGTTGCGCAGTGCCGGGGTGTTGATGCTGTTGATCCCGTTGTCGGGCGCATCCCAGCCAGTCGAACGACGGCCCTCTCCGGCGCCTTCGTAACTGGCCTTGATGTTCGACGGCAACACGAAGCCGTTACGGGTCAGCGTCGGAAAGTGTCGAGCCATTAGACTCCCTTGCCTCCGTGGTACAGCCGCACTACACGCGAACGCGGACCGGCCGAATTGACCAGCGACGAACGAATCTCTTCGCGAGCCTTGAGCAGCTCATCGACCGTGCGGTACTCCACTGTCCGGTCGGTGTAGCGCACAGTTTTTTCACCGCGAGCGATGGCCGCCTCAACCGCGTCGAGGTGCTTCTGGGTAAATGACATATCAGCGTCTCTTCAGGTAACCGCTGGTGGAGCTGCGGCGTTGAGGTGGTGTTGCTGCGGGGCGCGTTTGCACGACCGGAACAGCGGGTGGTGAAGCCGGTTGCCGAGCAGGTGTTGCTGGACCAGGACTATCGACCCGTTCGACTTGAACGGGCTTGATGCCCAGGGCTTCGTCAAACAGTCCGGACTGCGCCAGGGACTGACGCACGCGCTCCCAGT